GCAACTTTTGGCTGTTCAATAGATTTTTGAGAAGGACCATCTCTATCATTACCTCTGTTAGATAAAGTTGATCTTGGATTATAATCTCTTTTTTCAGCCGCTTGATTATATCCATAAGCTTCGCCTCCATAGACATCGCCACTCTTAGAAGTTTTATTTTTGGATTGATAATTTTTATTTATCGTTCTAGCAACAGCTCCAATAACTCCACCACCTTTAACAAAATCTACAACATTTTTAGCAGCAATTTTTGCTTTTGATTTTACAGAAACTTTTGATCTTGTAGTGTTTGGTGCATCAGCACTTCCGCTGTTTCCACCTGAAGGTCCACCCATGATTATACTCCGAAAGTTAAACTAGACTTTGTGTCTCTAGTATCTTTTTTATTATAAATTTGTTTTACTTCTTTTTTTAAAACTAAAGGTTTTTCTTCCTTAGGTTTTTTTGAAAAAAGTTTTTTAATTAGTTTAAACATTAGCCTAGTAAAGTTTTTTTACTTAAGTTCTCTGCTTCAATTTCATTAAGACCAGTAGTTAAGATAGTTGATCTTCTACCTTTTCTATTTCTGTCTCTTTTTCTTTGAGCCTCAGCTTCTGCTTTTGCTAAAGCTTCATCTTCAACATCAGGTACATCATCTGTACTTGGCATTTGAATAGGAGCTGGATCTGGCATTTTTGGTGCTTTAAATATTGAACCCATTATATAACCTCATAGTTACTCTCAGCTTTTTGCTGTAAATGTTTGTTGTTAATTATTCTTGTTTCTTCTAATCCTGTTGCTAAACATCGAAGCGCATCCATTGGATGTGAGCTAAAGTCATGAACAGGTTTTGATTTAAAAGTTCGATCCTTATCACTATATTTTCTATGATAGTGTCTAAGAGCAATAAGTAGTTTTTTACAATTATCGCTATCGATCCTACATCTAGGTAAAATCATTTTTACTGCATGAATACCATCTTCTAATAATAGTCTTGGTGCAGTCCTAAATTTTATGCCAAGCTGATAAAATACTTCTCTCCTGGTCTTACCTGTTGAGAACTCAACTTGGTCCAAATCATGTGGCGCATAATGCGTCTCATACACATACGGTTTTTCTTTTAAGATTTGAACGTAATGTGGCAGCGCCTGATTGTTGTTTTCGTAATAGTCTATCAAATGGATAGAATGATTAACCTTTTGAAAGAATATTATTGATGTACTATCGTTAAAACCGAGATCTATTGCAGTTGATACTGGATATGCTGGATCATAAGGAACAGATCCAATTTGACCATTATCGTCTATTTGCTGAACTATATCGCCATATATAGAACCTTGAATATTACCAATAAATGAGCATTCAAACTCCTGGTCATACTTAGCTCTACCCATGACAGCAAGAGCTGCATCTAATTCTTCTTGATCAACAATCTTTGTTTGAGAAGCCTTAGCTTTATATAAAAACCAGTTATCATCCGCTTGAGCTTTATTATAGTAGTCATAAAAAATATTGTTCATTCCTTTTGGTGTACCAATTAGAAACATTTTACCTTTTCGATCACTAAGAGCTGGAGTGATTACTTCATCAATCAAACCTTGAGAGATCTGCGCAGTTTCATCGATTGCAACCATATCCATATACACACCTCTGATGCTGTCAAAATTCTCAGAAGAGAGTAAGGTAATTCTAGAACCATTAATTAAATCGCAACGCAATTCACTTTCATTCCATTTCGTACCTGGAATATTTTTTGTATAAAATTTCAAGTAATCCCAAGCGATGCTCTTTGCCTGTTTATAAGTTGGTGCAATATAAGCTAATCTTGGATTATGGTTTTTATTTTGTAATGCGCTGCGAATTAAATGGTTAAGGACCATAACAGTCTTACCAAATCTTCTATGGCAGCAAAGGACTGCGTATCGATATTTATCTAATTCTTTATGAATAAACGCCTGGTGTTTTCTTGGCGTGTACGGAATTTCTATTTTCATTAATGAACTGTTGGTGGTTTATCATTAAAGTTTGAGTACATTCCAATATTGTTAAAAACAAATTCGCAAAAGTCCTGGAGATCTTCCTCATCCTCAAAGCCTGAGAAATTTATTATAAGATCGTTATCATACGATTTGAAACTGATTGCAGTTACATTCCGAAACTTGTCTTTGATATATTTGGTCATCTGTTTGTGTCTGTTTAATCAATCGGTAATTTATGTATAAGAAGGCGCACCCACTTTTCGGAGGTGTGGCTACCAGAAAAAAAACTATTTTTACTCTGTAAAGTAAATCACTTTTGCATGTCAGGCTAACGCTCTAGCCAATAAACATAACATTAATTTAAAATTCTGTACGGATACGGTACCATTAATCCTATATTCGATAGATCTACTTGCAATTTAGAATCATTCGAACCTCATGTCGTGTGCGAGAACTATGTTTGTGTCCTAGCTACCCAACTCTGAAACATTCTTCATATCATCTTCTGGATTATTCCAAGTGATCTCAATCTTCTGATCTACTTCGACTTGTTGTTTATCTCCGTAGATTGCAACAAGCTTACTTGCCATCCAACGATAGTGAATTAATTTCTCTCTTGTTACTGCAATGCTTTTGTTGTCTGCAGTCTCAAGCTCTTCAATCATTTTATCAAGATACGTCTGAGCTGCTATCTTACGTGCAGTCAGTATCTTTTCCGCAAATGCTTTGTCTGTACGGATCCAGTCGTAAACTTTAGATAAGCTTGGCGCACCTTTGGTTTGGCAAATGGTAGTTAGTGGAGTACCATTCATAAGCATTCGTTCAATATCATCACTTATTTGTGATGTAAGTTCTAATTTCTTCGTCATCTAAATTCTTAAATTGTGGTAAGTTTTTATAAGCTTTTATCTTACCTTCTATTGTCGTTTGTCCATTACTGTAGCCTCCGTGCATTCTGCAACGGATGTTACCATTCTTCATTAGTATTCCAGAAGCTTTGCAAGGAAGTTTATTCTGTTTATTAATTGTCTGACATTGCAGTCTGTATTTGTGTCTTGCAGCCATATACGGTTTTAGGATTAAAAAAAAAAGAGAAAAAAAAATTATACTTTCCAAATCCGTTCCAGAACGGTTTTAAGTAAAAGCTATCGAAGCGTGATTGTACAATGCAAAGATAGATAATCTACTAATATATTTTAATTTTATTTATAGGAGAGATATTTTTTTTAAAAAGATTTTAAGAATATCAAATTAAGTACAGTAATCTGTTAAGTTTGCAATACTTTTTATTATTATTTTTAATTTTTTTACACAACTTACTTAGGACTTTCTCATATCTATTTTTAATCTGATGCCTTGTAAAACCAAAGTGTTTAGCAACTTCAGTCCATTTAAATCTTTGTGATCGCATCCAAATTATTTGTCTATCAAGAATAGGATCTTCTGATATGTCATGCTCAATACTTGTTAAGCAATCAATCGCAAACTCCCACCTGGTAATCTGTTTTGGAGTAGCTCTTAACTTTAACAACTTGCGTTCGTAGTAAGCCCAGTCGCCTTGCATATAAGTTGTTTCCAATAAATTATACATAGAAGCAGCTCTTGGCGGTTTTGGACCAGATAAAAATCTTTCAGTTCTTGCAGCTTCGTTTAGCAAACTAACAATGTTTGATAAAGCTAGAACTTCTTTTTGTAATAAGACTTCAGTAGTTTCCATTTTGATAAGTATAAATATTTTGTTTAACTTTATTGAAACCTTTGTTGGAATAATTCTTAGTGAACTTTATGCTCTCCAGGAAAGCTTTGTATCTTGGCATCTCAAAGTAAGTAAAATTATTATGTGTAATAAGCGGTTTGTAATCTATACTTAACAGCGCCAGGCGTTGTAAAGCTTCTTTGATCTTAGGCAGCGGAACTATCATGTGGTCCGCACAATCAATCATTCTTACATACGGACTTAATCTTTTAAGATCATAATTCTTGCAAAGATAAGAATATAATTTGAAATCAAATGATGACATTTTCAAATCAAATATTTTAGGATCACTTATATAAAATTGGCGCAAATGCTTTCCTCCTGTTGGCTCTTTGATCTTCTTTTAATTTTTTTTTAAATAATTCTTTGTTTGGACAATCTGGAAAATGTTTAACTTGCTGATACTCCAGGAACTGAAGCCAATGATCTGGATCTAATAATTGAGGCTCTGAGCTGTAACCATTTTTGTAATCTGGAGCTATTTTTTTGACGTGGACATGGATCATCATATCTCCAACCAATTTGTACCAAACGATATATGCTGGTATTCCAGCCATTTC